GCGGTCAACTTCTGTCGCGAGCGTTTGGATATATCGCTCATCCCGGTGCGCGCGGATCACAAAGGGCGGCATGGCGCGGTAGTAGACGGATAAATCCCACCATTCGCGCTTCGCAACCCATAGCGTTCCTTGCACCTGGGCCTTGTGCTCGGGCGGAAACTCGTTCTTGAGCATCAATTCGATAAGCAAGTGCGGCAGCTTGGTTTTGATCTCAAGGCCGCCATCTGAGCCGATCAGGCTATCAGGCGAGCAGCCGGCGCGGCCGTTCCTGATGAACCCGACGCGCTCAAGTTGCGCGCCAGTCTGGAAGGCATAGAGGTCTCGCGCCTCGTCCTCCATGGCATGCCCGCGCTCGGTGTGCTCGTTGGAAAAGCTCTCCATGGGCTCGCCGGTGATGATCTCGCCGGCAAGCTTGAGCATGTACGTCCTGCGGGTCTTACCTTCGCCCTTGGCCAGCAACTGGCCGAACGCTGAGGCCGTGGGTATGCCCATGCGGGCGCGGAGCCATTCTTCGCTATTCTGGTCGCAATGGATGATCTGCACTGTTGGCCCCTTAGTAGGTGATTGAAACGTGAGGGATGCGGCCGGCGGCGATAGCGGCGATAAGGGCCGCGGCTTCATCGGCGTTGCCTGTCAAAACCTCGGATAACGCCAAGGTGATTTCGGCGTGAACCTTCTCGCGGCGGCGCTTGTTCTCGGCCCGCTTGCGTTCGGCGAGCTCCTGCTCGGCCTTCTCCCGGGCGACGCGGACGCGCTCGGCCTCAACGGCGCGCGCGGCGGCTTCCTCGGTCTGCTTCTTTGCAAGCTCGGCCTGTTCAAGCTTCCAGGCTTCGAGGCGCTTTGCCTGCTCCTCGCGATCCTGACGCTCTCGCTCGGCGAGTGCTGCCGCCGCTTCTGCCTTTGCCTTCGCCTCTGCCTCGGCACGGTCTCGGGCGTCGCGCTCGGCCTTTTCCTTGCGGAGGGCTTCGAGCTCGGCCTGGTCGCGCTCGCGCTGGGCGGCGGTGTCACGCAACTCGCAAATCTTCGGCATGGTCTCGGCAAAGGCAGAAATGGCACGGTCGCCGAATTCCTGCCAATCGCGGCTGGCCATTTCCTCAAGCTGCGCCTTGATGGCGCTGATCTGCTCGGATGTCTTGCCGGCAGCGAGGGTCGGCGCCTGGACGATGATCACAAGAGCGGCCTCGTGGCCGCTGATGCGGTTAGCCTCGTCCTCCTCCCATTTGGTCAGCGGGCCGCGCACCTCGTCCTTGAGTGCGTCCAGCCGGTCGCGTAGCGTCTTGCGCTCCTTGTCGATCGCGGCGGATTTCGCCTTGATCTCGGCGACGTGCTCCTTGCCGATCTCGTCCAGCGTCGTCTTGCTGCGCGCGATCTTGTAAGCAACCGACTTGATCCGGTCCCGGCCTTCCTGGGTGGCGATGTCGAAAACCTCGGAGCGAACATCGTTCTCGATCGCCGCAAGGATGGTCTCAACCTGGCCGCTGCCGAACAGTGTTGCCGGGGTGAGGGCGGCGGTTGGCTCCAAGATGCTGTCGAGGGAAATAAGGGCGTTCATGGCTCAAGCCTTCCGGAATTTTGCGATTGCAGCGATGCAGCCTTCGAAAAGATCGGCGGGGATGTCCTCCAGCCGCTTCTTTTGGACGTGGGCGAGGAATGCGCGTTCGCTGGCGCCCTTGTCCTGCAGGGCGATGCGCAATTCCTCCACCTGGGCGCGGCTGATCGAGCCGGCCGGAGGGGTGTATTCCTCGGGTTCTTGCTCGGCTGCGCGTCCGTCATCGTCCTGCGAGGCGGCGAGGCCAAGCGCGGCTTTCAGCGTGTAGCGCTGCAAATAGGTGATGGTTGAACCGACTTGCTGAATGGCGTTTCTGCCGGGACCGTCGTCGCGGCCGGCGGTGAGGGTGGTTTCCTCGGAGTGGCCAGCGCGGTGCGACACGATGCAAGTAACAGTGATCGGCTGCCCGATCGGCGAGGCGACGCGGAAGCGGTAGGAAAGGCCATGCTTGCCCAAGATCGGATCGATGGTACGGGCGATCTCTGCCAAGTCCTCAAACCGATATTTCGGGCCGGTCTTGCCGTTCTTGTCGGGCGCGGAAACCTCGCGGTTTTTCCGGATCGTTGGGATCTCCGCCTTTGCGTCTGCGATCGCGTTATCGAATGCTTTGCGAGCTGCAATCGCGTCCATCTCCTTCGCGAGCGAAACCGCCTCGCGGTAGAGCTCGACGTTTCCGGTTTGCAGCGCGGCGCGGACGATATCCATCGGCGCCGAAACGGTCGGAAGGGGCGACGTCGGCCCCATGGGCTGTAGAGCGTTCATTGGGTCACCTGTCTCTGTTGAGAAGTTTGCGGAGCACGTCGAGGTCGCGCTCGTATTCCTCGGAGGTGCGAGCGGGGATGCAGCGCTCGGCCGGCTTGATGCCAAGGCGCGCCTGCACGCGCCAAAGCTCAATGATGGCGTTATCGGCTGCGCGGGTCATTCTGCGGCCTCAAGAGCTTCGGCCATGCCCTGCGCTTCGCGACGCTCGGCGATCATCGCGCTCATCTCGGCGCGCAAGCGCGCTTCGAGCTTGGCCTGATCCTGAAGGAAGAAATGATAGCGCCAGCCGCGGCAGTGCGCGTCGTGCTGGCGCGGGCCGCAAAGAGCTTCGGCAATGATTTCGGCGGGTCCGACTGCAACGAAGGCCATTTGGCATCCCCATCGTTTGATGGAGATACTGATAACTTATGTTCTAATAACCGTCAAGAAGAAAAGTTATCGAATCAGCAAAAATAATAACCGGGTGGAACCCGGGCCCTGAGATATTCACATTTACCTTAAATTTGAGGCTTAACGGCCACTCTGCTTGCCCACCAGGACGTAGCATTTCTGCCAATCGGCCTTCTTGAGCGTGAACTTCCGTTCCGGTGTCTGCTGGCGGACGTGCCAAACGTCGTCGCTGCTGTGCGGGCTCTTGTCGAGGTACTTAATCATGGCCTCGACGTCCCCATTTCGTTCGGATTGGAATAGGCAGGCGTCGCCGGCGCGGGGAGGCGAGTGCGGATCCACATAGGCAATATCGCCCTCTCGGTATTCCGGGAACATCGAGTTGCCGATGATAAGGATGCCGAAGGCATTTTCGATGCCCTGAAGGTTATGCGGCCGGGAAATCACCCGGAAAGGCTGGCTGGACAATACTAGCACCCCTGGGCCGCCCTGCGCCGTTCCGAACACGGGCAAGTCGTGCCGTCCCGTTAATTGTTCTTGTTCGAAACGTTGTAGCGGTGCCTTAGTGCCAGCGCGAGGAAAATTCACTCCCGTAGAAATACTGTTTGAGGATAACGCGGGGTCGATCTCGGCGAGGTCGATGCCAAGCAGTTGCGCGATCTTCGGGAAGTGCTTCGACTTCACGGTTTCCCCTGTCTCTATCTTCTTAATTGCGACTTGTGACACGCCAACGCGGTCGGCGAGGTCTCTCTGTGACCAGCCGATTTCCTTCCGTTTCTCTCTAATTATTCCGCCCGCCTTCATAGCGAAGGCTTTTAGCCAAGGCTCCACGCATACGCTCCAAAACTTTTGTTCTTGACCGAATGAAAACTTATGTTATAAATTTCGGTTATGAGCAGCAAAAAAGCCATAGAACGCGCGATCGCGCTCGCCGGTTCCGAGGCCAAGCTTGGCCGAGGAATAGGGTTTTCACAAGTCGCTGTGAATAAGGCGCGGCGTTCCGGCCGGGCCTCGCCGCGGATGGCACTGGCGATCCATCGCTTCTTGGGGGGCGCCGTCTCCGCGGCGGACATCGCGCCGGGAATGTGGGCCACCCACGAGGATGCCGCGCGCGCCGCAGCGCTCCAGGAAGCTGGGGCCGCGGCATGACGCCATATCAAGCGCTGATGTGCTGGATGATCTTCAACGAGCTTATCCTTGCGTGGAGCCTCTTATGATCCCCCAAAATTCATCGATCAGCGCGCGGAGCCGGCTTTCCGTTTCCACTCGCGCGACGCTCGAACGCTCGCAGCTCGCGCAAGCGGCGCTCGACATAATCGCGGTGGTCTCTGTCGTGGCCTTCGTCGGAGTGACTTCGCTCGCGATCGTCGGCTCGATCTTTTTGCTCATGTTTTGCAGCTTCTAGGACGCGTGCGGCGGCAACCGCAAGCGTCTGAAAAGGGAGTGGTTCGTTCTCGTTATCGGCCTTCATGGTGAGTGCATCACGCCATGGGAGCCGTCCGAAATGTCGGAGAAGTCAACCGGAGTAAGGAACATGGGCCGCGTATTGAGTTGGGCCGATGAAATTGAAGTGATCGCGGGGCCTCGCCTCGCGAACGACACGCGCGAAAGCTGGCTCGCAAGGGCGGCAAGGCGCGCAGGCATCACGTTTAGGCAGTGCAGGGCGCTCTACTACGGGGAGACGGTTGACCCGAAAGTAAGCGTTGCAATCGGGGTGGTAGCGGCGGCGCAAGCCGCTCGACGCGAGGCCGCAGCGCTTGCCTCTCGTTTCGAGGCCGCCGCAGGGGGACTGAATGCGATCGATTCGGATTTTCATAGCTCTGACATTGCTGCGCTTATCCACGCAGCTCGCCGTTTACGCGGAGATGATCGGTCCTAGCGAGCTGTTCAATCCGCTAGTTGATGTCCATGATCTTCGGAGCGCGAAATGAGCGCTCCGACGCCAACACAGATCGCCGCGCAGACGCGACGGCAGAATTTCAGGCTC